GGGAGGAATTTTAATGGGACAAGACACATTGGACAAACAGCAAGTTGCATCGCAATGTGGTAATGTACTTGCAATGGGACCACAATGTTATTCTTCATCTATAATGACAGGTTCAATTGTTTCTTTCTTGTTTTTTAATTCTTGTTTCTTGGCCATTACTTTTTTAATGTTTCTTTAAATTTTTTACTTATATTAGGCACAATACCAGTAATAGCTTCTACACCACCTTTTTTCTTCTTAATAAATTCTTTAAGAGCTCCAGCTACTTTAGCTTTCTTATCTTTAAGAATAACTCCAAGTATAGTTTTTAACACTATTTTTTCTTGGCGCTTTTACCATGCTTAAAGCCAAGCGGTCTAATCGGCGCACGTGCACCAGCAGCACCTATACCAGCAGCACCTATACCAGCAGCACCTACACCAGCACCTACACCAGCACCTACACCAGCACCTAATGGTCTATTTAATCCACCACCAAATTGTTTACCTGTTCGGCCACCTTTAGCTTTTTTAGCTCTAGGTCTATTTCCAAAATCGTTTCTCATATGTTTCTCCTTATTTGATTGTTAATATAACTTATTGTTAAAAGCAAGTCTATTTCTTCTTGCCACCGTTTCTCCATATCTGAGTTCCCTTGATGCCGAAAATACTCCCGACTACCAAAATCCACAAAGTAGTGAACCATGTTGGTAACGCAGCAAAATATTCAAAAAAGAGCTTTACCTTGTCCATCGCCTGCGGATCGTCACTTACCACCGCCCAGGCCAACACCACAATGGGCGCACTTAAAATTATAAGGACGAATTCGTCCTTAAAATCTGATTGACGGGCTTCTAAAAGTTTGCCCTGGTAAGTTTCCTCACCTCGGGCCATCTTAACGGCGTGCATATGCTGCGCATCCGCCATAGCCATTTTAGTCTCTTGTCGCTTTTTATAAATATGTGTTCCAGCGTTAAGTGCTAACTTCGCTAATCCAAACCAAGCCATAATATCTCCTTCAAAAAGTAGGACTTATGCGCGTCGCGCGCAATTTTACCACCAGCTTACTTCTGATTTTTTATCTTTTAACATTCTACGTTGACCGCCAACTTTATTCTTAGTTGGAATCTCTTCAGGAACTTTAACTTCAACGCCGCCTTTTAACAGGCCATCCTTATTAGTGAACTGTTTAAAGTTAACTCCTTTGTAGAAAGGTTCTTTTTTATGTGCCATATGTCCTCCTTAAGATTTAGGTCCTTTTAATGTTTGAACATCTTTACGTTTCATTTTGTCCGAAGTCAACTTAGTTCCAGCCGCTAAATAAGCTTTATCCATTGTGGTATCGGCTCTTAGTTCAGCTAGTTCTTCATTTTGTTCTAATTTATCTTCTGCAATGTCTTTAGCTTGAACTAATTTAGCCTGGTCAATATCGACTCTGGCTTCATCATACTCTTTTTTACGCTGTTGGTCCATAGCTCTTAGGTCTATTTCTCTAGATTTTAATTTAAGCAATGGATCATGGTCAAATTGGGAAGTAACTTGTTTTTCTTCCTTCATGAATTCTTCAGTCATTTCAGCAATTAATACAGCTTTTCGAGCTTCTATTTTTTGTTGTATCTGCTGTAACTGTTGACCAGCTTGTGGATTCATAGGTGCTTGTTGTTGGAGTTGTTGCAGTTGCATCATTTCCTGACTGAATTCCACTTGAATCTGTTCCATCGCCATTAAACTAATATGTTCTAATATATTCTTTTGTAAAGATCCCATAATCGGAGGATTGTTTCTAACTAAATTAGTTGCCATAAAATTTAAGTGCGCCGTAATATGAGCCTGGTGATCTTGTCCAGGGAATGCCTGAAAAGGTTTACCCGCTAATGCATCAATATTTTCTAATGATGGATCTTTAGGTGCATTCGGTGCTGGAGGTGGTAAAACTTGGTCAATATTCTTAACGCCTAGCGCTTCATACATCTTACGATACGATTGATAAAGATTATGCATTTTTGGTTGAGACATCGCGAGTTGTAATTCAGTTTGAGCCAAAGTAATTCTCTGCGTCATCGAAAAGATATTTGGATCAGCTACGGGTAAGATATCGATTCGATCATCAAAATCTGTTTGTTTAATTGTTCGTGCACCACCGACCACGTCGTATGGATATTCAGGTGGTAGATACGTTGAAATAATTTTAGCCAGTAATCTAAATTCTTGCTTCATCGAAAAATACAATCTCTTATGAATCGCGGACATCACTTTCGATCCTCTTTCAAGAAGAGCCATTGTTGTTCCGACAGCAGCGTTTTGACCACCTTCTCCAACTTGTAATTCTGATATGGCAGCAAATCTTTGACCTGCTTGAACCACAATCCCCATCAACTGTAATAACGTTGCTGATGGTTCTTTATAAGGTAAAGGATAAAAAGCATCTTTTAAACTTCCACCAGGTGCATCTACATCTTTAAACTCTCCTGGTTGAATAGGAGATGCTTCATCTTTGACTCTGACCCCACGTTGCTTAAAGCCCGCAGGTAAATTCGATAATGTCCCAGCATCTAATAATTGGCGGAGAGCGACCGTTGCGGTACGACTCAATCCGCCAATCATATGTATGAGTCCAAAGCCATAGAATCCGAGTCCAGGCAGAAATTTGAAATGGACAAAGTATTGAATCCTTTGTTTCTTTGGGTCATTGGGCGCAAAGTTCCTTCTTATCGAAAGAACCTTAGTGCTACTTTCATCGATGGTGACGATGTACGGTAGCTTGATGCCAGTCGGTTCCCCGTCTGGACCAATATCTTCGAAGCCTTCTAAATCTAAATCTACATGGCATTCTAATAAGGTATAAATATTTGGATTACGTCCTGTTCGTTTTGTTCCTTCTAACTCTCTTTCTTTTTCTTTTAATTCATCTTGCATCACCACGCCAGGTTTTGCGAGTTCAATATCGCTATAAAATCCTGAAACTTGTTGTTTTCTTACTTCATTTTCTGGAAGTTTAATGACGTGGGTAATTGATTCAGCATCTGCTAAACTACTTGCGGTATATGGTACAATGACATCATCCGCTGGAACAAATTTTGAAACCGCTCTTTGTAAAAGGTCATCGTAATAAATTTTTTTAAAGGTTGAGCCTGCTAATGGTAAATGGAATAACATCGAATCAAATTCGGGTTCGTATTCTTTCATCTGATCCATAATTTGATAATTCATAAAATTTTTAACTCTTTCGGCTTGTTGAGTCTTGCCTGGGTTTGGTGCTCCCATAACCTGAGTTCTAACGGGACCATCTGCTGGCATAAGTTCTTTGTAGGCAGTTGCTTGGAATTGGGTTACGGCTTCTGCGAGTACTGGGTGAGTTGCTCCTGAAGCTCCTTGAAAAGGCTCTGTTCTGTTTTCGTATTTAAATCCTAAAAGATCTAAACCTTGGGTATACGTTTGTTCCCATTCTTTCCTGCTAGATTTATTATCCTGATATTGAAAACGTAGTTCACTTCCAATAGGATCTGTAATATCATCGGGAAGTAAATCCGCTAAATTATCGAAATGAGATTCCGTTCCTGGAATCTTTAAGTTTGCACTTGGATCAAAATCAATCGTTGCTCCACCATCTTCTTCAGGTGTAACATCTATTGGTCCTTTTAATGGAACTTCCGCAATATTAACATCCGTTACTTCCTCTGCGCCTCCAGGAAGGATATCTTTAATATTAGGGAGTCCTTTTTCTATATCTGCCATTTAAACTCCTACCATGGTTTAACACGATTAAACATTGTTGACAAGCCTCCACCTTGAGGCATGGGCCCTGAAACAGGGGGAATAGCATTAGGTCTACGAATACCCGCGATGCCACCACCTGCTTTTTCTGTTCTAAAGTTATCTGCAAAATATGCCATCTTATCATAATCTTTCCAATAATCACTTACTTCATCATAAGTTCCTGAAACTAACTCTAAGTCTTTTTTATATTTGGCTATGTTTGGATCTAAAGTCATCCCCTGATAACCTAATTCTTTATCAATATACGCTTTTCCATAACCAGGAAATTTATCTTCCATTTCTCTTTGTCTTCTTCTCTCTCTTTGTTTTGCTAATTTTTCCGTATCTCCTGTTCCATATTCTCCATATTCAAAAGCTCTTACGCCTTGTTCCGTTTGTTGTTTTTCTACAGCTGCTTGATAGGTATCTCGATCTAAATCTAATTTATCTTCGAGCGCGTTAATTTCTTCCCAAGTCGCTTCCATAGCTTTAGCATAAACTTCCACTTTTTCTGGATCAATACCATATCCTCGCTCCCCTTCAGTAGCTACCTGATGAGCCCTATATAACTGATTATATTTTTGCCGAGCTGCCATTAAAGCTTTTTCATTATCAATGTATCTTTTTACTGTGCCACGTTCACCAATTACTTTTCCAAACTCTGGGCTTCTTACTGCTTTTCCTGAAGGGAATTCAACAAGTTCATCTTCACCTCTAATTTCATAAAGCTCTTTTTCTAAAAGTGGTTCTGCTCCTTCAAATATTCCAGTTTGTCTTTTAGGATCCAACATTTTATAAAAAAATGTTTCTTCTTTAGCTTGATTATGAGTATAACCTTTTCTTCGTGCCCATTCATAAAATGCTCCTTCAATTATAGGTTCCCATTCAGCTCCCCATGCTTTTCCAAACCTTAATGCTCTGTTAATTCCCTTTCCTCCAAGACTTAATATGCTTTTCATATTTTTAGATTTATTTATGTCAAACTGTTTAGCGCGGGCTTCGTTCCTAATTGTAAGATCATCACTCTGTAAATTTTTATTATGTTCTTGAATTGCATTGTTCATGCATTGGTCATAACCCCCTGCAGCAAAACCAATTCTTCCGCCTTCAGCTGCTACTTTTTTAATTTTACAATGTCCACCGATTCCATTTACTTGATAGGTTTGCATGATTTTATTTCCAGCTATTCTAAGAGCTTCTCTTTGTTTCTTTTGGCTAAAGGTTTTAAAGATAGGATCATCCACAATCTTTTGCCCTGCTTCCCTATAAAGAGTACCCTTTTTTGATAAATCTACTTTTTTATTTATAATATCTTTAGCTTCATTTACTTTTCCTTCAATAAAAGCTGCTTGATATTTACCTCCAGATAATCCTTTAAATTGTCCCTCTAAAGAATGTACTACCCTTGCTCTTAAATCTTTGTTTTGAATTTTATCGTAAGCATTAAATAATGCTGAATTTAATTTTTCTCCTTGAAGTCTAAGACTCTTAAAAGGAGATCCTTTTACTCCACCTAAAGCCTCATCATGACCTACGGTTAATTTATCTCCAGTCATTTGCAAGAGTTTTTTTAAAGTGATTTTTTGAGAAAGATCGTTAGGATCAGGAACTAATAATCTATTTTTACCAGACATAGCATATACTTCATCAAACAATCCTGACTTATACCCTTTTGTTTTTAAATTGTTACGATGGAAAAATTGATTTTCATATTCAAAACCTACTTTTTTAATATCTAAAATTCTATTACCATCTCTATTTTTTGGAAGTTTATCCCAAGGCATAGGTGCACCTTTAGTGCCATCCGCTCTTAACTTATAAAATTGAACTTGAGATTCTGTACCATCTCTAAAATGTCTATTGGCATGCCTAACTGCAAAATTCATAATATTACTTTCTGGATTTTGATATCTAGTAGTATAGGAAAGCAGTCCTTTAACATCCAAACCCCCCTGTCTCATTTTAGCATATTCAAAAGCCTCATCAAAAGGGAGACCTATAAAATCTTTAGCATGGGCTCTATTTAAATATCTAAACGTCTCTAAAAATTCTTTGTCTTTAAATTTTGGATTTTGTAGTAATGCGTTTTGTATAGTTCGTGTAGAGCCCGCTCCAGACATTTCAGAAATCATTTGTGTAATCGGACTATATTTTGCTAGATACGAACTAACTTTGCTTGGCGTTCTAATAGGTAAATTATTATCTATAATATTATCGAGAGCCTTATTAACTTTTGTATCTATATTTTCTAACCCTGTTTTAGGATCATCCATCAATTTCCACATTCTTTTCCCTATATCAGAATCCCAATCAAAACGTGCTTTTCTCCAAACACTTTCCTTGGTATGTAAAAGTTTATCTGATTCATTATGTTTTTTAATCAAAGACTTAACAAAATTTTCTTGAGCGTTGGCATATTCTTGTCCACTAAAAAAACCTAACTGAAGTCGAGTTCTGGCTCTAATGGTATTGACTGTTTTCCTATCAAATTTTTTTGTTAACCAATCCTTAAATCCAGTCGTTTGACTCATGTCGCCTGTTTTAGCAGCATCAGTTAAAGTTTTTTTCCATTCTTTTATTAATTTTTTATCTGCAGCCTCAAATTTATGATAGGTTTTTTGAAATCCCGTTGGTTGTGCTTTTCTTGTTTCCCCAGTTTTTATATCGTAAACTAACCCTTTTTTCTTTGCCTCTATTCTTTTTCTATAGATACTGCTCTCTTGATAGAGATTCCAATCTGGATTTTCTTTTAATTTTTTTGCTTTCCATCTTTGATCTGCTTCGGCTTTATACTTTGGATTTTCTCTTAATTTTTTCTCTTTGTATCTTTGGTCTATTTCCTCTTTTGTTAAACGGTTAGATTTCACAAAACCTTTTTTATAAAAACCTTGTCGAGGTTCCACAAGCTGTCCTTTTTGATAATCTTCACGACTCGTTTTCCACGGACCTTTTCTATAATATTCGTCTTCACGAATACTTAATTCATCAAAATCTTCATCGATTACTTCTCCATACGGAAGTGTAGAACGAAACGCGAGCCTACGTGCATAACGAGTAGGGTCCTGCGCCCATTCCTTTAGGTCTTCAAGTTGTTGAATTATATTGGCCATTATTCTCCTAGCATACGAGCTAGGCCGCCTATTGCAAAATCATCAACATCCTCAGCCCATCTTTCAGCATCGGCTTCAGCTTTTCCTGATTCATATTCAGTTCGCTGTCGTTTTTTAGTCTCGGCAAGATCTTTTCGCAGCTGTTTACTGCCTTTTTGGTTTAAAACACCGCTCGATTTTCCTGTTGAAACTCCTGACTTACCTGTAGCAAATTGTTCTACTTCCGATAAATCAGATCCTTGCTCTCCATATTTATTAAGAGTTGATTCTTCAAATTTTACATTTTCAGGATGTCCTCCTGTAAATTCTGCTTCTTCAATACTAAATTCGTCTTTTGTTTTAATTCCCTTTTTTCCTTTTGTTGGTTCAATCCATTCACCTTTTTTAAGTTGTAATCTAATAGGTTGACCTAGATGACCAGCTGAAAAACCATGTTTACTTAAACCTACATCCACTAGTATATCTCCGACATCGTCTCCTTCTTTAACCACTCTTTCAACTAATTTTGGAAACCATGCTGGCATTCCTGCTGCATCGCTTACTTTAACTGTTTCAATAACTTTAACCGCTTTCGGTGCAAGCTTACCACCTACTTTACCAATAATAGGCATTGCTGCCAATGCTGCCATCATTTTCAGAAAAGCTCTTCGGCCCATGCCTCCTCCTGCCATCTGTGCTCTTGGCATTCCACCAGGTCTTGGAATTCCACCAGGTCTTGGCATTCCACCAATTCCCTGTTTCATTTGATTCTGTCCCATCCATGGATTTTGTTCCATTTGATTCTGAGCCACTATCGTTCCCCCAGGTGTACCT